AGCCGTAGGTGGCTATGTCGAGCTTAGTTTAGCATCTGGCAACCAAACACCAGCTATCAGCGATGGCGCTGCATCAGATGGTCGTAACAAAGTTATAAAACTTACAGGCACACTATCAGCTAACAGAAGTTTAATATTTCCAGACTCTTGCGAAAAGACATATCTTGTAATCGATGGCACAACTAGGAGCTCGAGTCATTATACAATAACAATTAAAACAAGCTCAGGCACAGGTGTAACAATGCCTGTTGGATCTACGATGCTTGTAATAGTAGATGGCACAAACGTAATTACAGGTATTACACAAAAAGGTTACGTAACCACAACAGGTGCATACACAGCCGTGAACGGCGACCAGGTGATTGTAGATACAAGCGCAGCTGCAGTAACAGTCACACTACCCGCAAGTCCGGCTGTTGGTAACGAAGTACATTTTTTAGATGGTAAACTTAGTTTTAATTCTAACAATTTAACGATTGCCAGAAACAGTCAACCAATACAAGGTTCAGCCAGTGACTTAACTGTCAACACAAACGGACAAAGCTTTACGCTTGTATATGCAAATTCAACAAAAGGTTGGGTCAAGAAGCACTTTGCTGGAACGTAAGAGGTTTACATGGCTCTTGTCAACTTTGATATCATACCTGGAATAGACAAACAAAATACAACCAAGGGTGCAGAAAACCGTTGGATTGACAGCGACAATGTTCGTTTTAGATATGGACTACCAGAAAAGGTTGGTGGTTGGGCATCATTAGTCAATGATAGTATTGTTGGTGTTGTTAGAAACCAACACTCGTTTGTAGATACAACAGGCAACAGATACATCGCACTTGGCACAGATAAGTTTTTACTATTATACTTTGAAGGACAGTTGTTTGACATATCACCGTTTGACACAAGTCTTAGACAGACAAGCTGCACACTTGCAACAACAAACACTTCAACCTCAGTTACAATTACTACAGGATCGGATCATTCATTAGAGGTTGGTGATATAATTTTACTTGACTCAGTAACCTTGCCTAGTGGAACGGGGCTTAGTGCATCAAACTTTGAAGATGCAAAGTTTATGGTCAACACAGTTCCTAGTCCTAAAACATTTACAATCACATCAAGTGCTGCTGCAAGTGCGAGCATATCAACAGGTGGATCAACAACACTAGAAGTGTACACAAAGGTTGGACCACAGAAACAAACATACGGGTACGGATGGGGTGTAGGCCCATGGGGTGGCACTGTTGCTGGTGCTGTTACATCAACGATAAACGAGGGTGGCACATTTAGTGATAGTGATACAACTCTAACTCTTACAAGTGCAGCTTCTTTTCCAAGCTCAGGCACAATACAGATTGGCAGTGAGTTGATAACATACTCTGGTAAGTCTAGTAATGACTTAACAGGATTATCAAGAGGTGCAAATGGCACCACAGCTGCATCACACTCTAACGGTGCAACAGTCACAAACGCATCTGACTTTAGTGGATGGGGTGTTGCTGTTCCTGCAAACCAAACAACACTAGAACCTGGCCTTTGGTCACTGACAAACTTTGGTGAAGTGTTAGTTGCAACGATTGCAAACGGTGAAACTTTTACATGGAATGCAGGAGCGACTAATCCTACAACTGTAAGAGCATCAAAAACCACAAGTGGTTTTGCAACTGGTAGCAATCCAACTGCATCTAGATTATCTATTATGTCACCTACAACTAGACACCTAATACACTTAGGCACAGAAACAACCATAGGCACAGCAAGCACGCAAGATGACATGTTCATACGTTTTTCAGCACAAGAAGATATAAACACATACACACCAACCTCTACAAACACAGCAGGTACGTTACGATTGCAAGATGGCACAAGGATAGTCGGAGCACTACAAAGAAAAGAAGACATACTAGTTTGGACTGACAACGCTCTGTATACAGTTAGAAACGTAGGTCAACCATTTGTATTTGGTGTAGAACAGGTTGGCACAAACTGTGGGTTGATAGGTAAGAATGCAGCTGTTGTTGTAGATGGTATTGCATACTGGATGACTGCAAAAGGTTTCCTAGCTTACGACGGAACAGTCAAAACACTACCATGCGCTGTAGAAGACGAAGTGTTTGACAACTTTGACACTACAAAAGGACAACAAGTATCAGTAGGTCTTAATAGTTTGTTTACAGAAATAATATGGTGGTATCCTGCAAACAGTGATTTTAACAATAAAGCTGTATCCTACAACTATGCAGAGTCACAAGGTGTTGCTGGTGGTGTGTGGGCATTGTCAACAGAAGCAAGAACATCTTGGATGGATAGTAAAGTGTATGAAAAACCATACGCTACAAAATTTGATACAACAGGCACAGGTAGTTTTCCTACAATATTAGGTGAAAGTGGTTTGGGGCAAACTAAATATTTTCAACATGAGGTTGGTACGGACCAAAGAAACGAAGATGGTAGTGTGACTACAATTACATCTAGTCTACAATCATACGATTTTGATTTACAAGGGCAAGAGGGCACCGCAAGTAAGTTTGTTTCTGTAAGTAGGTTCTTACCTGACTTTAAAACTATTGCAGGAAACGCAACTGTAACTCTAGCTGTAAAAGATTTTCCGTCGTCAACAGAGTCTTCATCCACACACAGTCCTTTTACAGTCACATCAAGCACAACCAAAATAGATACAAGAGCACGTGGTAGATTTGTAAATGTAAAAATAGCAAACACAGCTTCAAACGAAAGCTGGAGATATGGCACACTGGCTCTTGATGTAAAACCGGACGGAGGCAGATAATGACAAAACTAATAGTTGATATACCAGAACCAAAAGAAGATTATGACACAAGCACACAGCGACAGATAAACAGAAGTATTGCAACTTTGATACAACAACTGAACACAACATACCAACAAAGCGTGAAAGATGATGCACAACAACAAACATGGTTTTTAGGATAAATGGCAAATAGATATAAAAATTCAAAAGTAGACTTAACCACAACAGATCTAACCACACTATATACAGTGCCGGCAGAGACTGTATCTGTGGTCAAGTCCTTCTTGGTGTCCAACGATGATGCCAGCAACGCCTGTGAGATTACAGTGACTTTGGTCAATTCAGGTGGTACAATATTCAGCTTGTTTAAACAAAAAGACATAGCTGCTAAAACAACGACTGAGCTATTGACACAGCCCTTGGTTTGTGACGAAAGCGAAGTTATAAAGGTACAGGCAGAAAATGCTAACGACCTACATGTCGTTCTGTCGTATCTAGAAATAACAAGAGACTAGGAGGAAACATGGCATTTGAAGAACCAGGTTCAGTAGCATACTTATACGAGGGCGATAAGAAAATAGCTCAAATAAAGGTTGATACTACTGTGGTATTAAAAAACTTAAAGACAGGCAAAGAATACAATTCTGATGCTGAGGGTGACGCTGACGTGGATGATCCTAACACAGACACGAAAAGAGAAGATATATCTAGGAGTGTCTACATAAAGGTGGCTAAAATGCCTGCTGTGGGCGCAGAATCGTAGTTGCAATTTATGGTAAAAAACAGTAAATTCAATAAAAGCCTCACTTCAAGCCTAGGCGACTTGCATCATTACAACATAGGAACATAAGGAATGCCATTTCACGATAAAGTAGCAGATTTTTTAGATGACGTAATACCTAATGAGATTAAACCTTATTTGGGTACTGTTGCAGCCACGGCTGTTCCAGCTTATTTTAACATTCCTGGTGGTGCGGTTGGTGATTTTCTTGCAGGTGGAGGGACTGACATTCTCATGCAAAAATTACTATATGGATCTGATGAGGACAGGGACACAGATTATTTAAGCGCGGGTATGTCAGGCATACTAGGCGCTCTTGCAGGGTCACAACCAACTCAAAGAAGAGTTGATTTAAAGGAGGCAGGGATTGAAGTAAATCCTAAGCTTATGGGCCCAGACGAGTATATGGCGTCAATGCAAAATATGGGTGTAACTGCAACTCCAAGTGATTATATAGAATATATAAAACAATTTGAAGGAACTGAATTTACAGCCATTCCAGGAGCAGATACAAGTAAAAATTTATTAGAAAGATTAAACTTACCAGAAGACAATATTTTACGAGCACTTCCCGAAAACGCAGCAAATCAAGCTGGAATTATGAATGTTTTGGAGTCTGATGTTTTACGAGGTGCAAAAAACTTTGCAACACCTTTTGGGTCAGATGGAAAACTTTTTGGAAATATTGCAGGATCTGATACTCCTTTTAAAGACGTTGGCAAAGAATTATTATCCACAGTTAGTTTAGCACAAGTGGGTCAAACACCGTCACAAATTAGAGACGCAGCAAAAGCATTAGAAGAGGCAGAGCAAAGATATCAAAACTATTTAGATACACTTGAAGCAGATCAACGCGCTTCTGTAGAAGCGGACATGAATGAAAGAATTGCGGCTCATAAAGAATACATGGGACTTGCAGGGTTTACCAATGCTGAGATAGACGAGGCATTAATAGCAGCAGGATACTTAGCATCAGGTGAAACGGCATACGCAGCAAGAGGTGGTCGTATTGGTTTTGATATGGGCGGTGATACAGGCGGTAAAACAGACAGAATGGGTCTTGGTAATTACATAGAAGCTGAAAAGGTAAGAACAGAATTTACAGATAAAATGAAAAGAGGATTACAAGCAGCTGAAATGAATATGAAATTGAATGATCCTGGTCTTATGAGATTTGTTAATGCTTTAATTCCTGGTGGTGAGGGTTTCTATACAAGAGAAGAGATGAGATTTCCTAGCATGAAAGAAAGATATGAGATGAATATTGAGAAGATGACAAGAGATCAAGCTAGAGACGACTTTGAAAAGAAAAAAATAGAGAACGAATTGAGAAAAGAATTATTTGATAACGTAGTGGACATGATAGATGACAGGTTCTCTGATAATAGAGAACAAAGAAAGATGGCAAATAAAGGCGGACGCATGACACCAGAGGGCGACCCAATATCACCAGATGTGCCAAAAGGCATGCAGATGGACCTACGAGGCGGAGGTTTCATACCGCTTGGCACGAAGCCAAAAGCTGATGATGTGCCAGCTATGGTAGGTTTAAATGAGTTCGTGTTGAATGATGAAGCGGTATCTGGTATAGGTAAGATGTTGACAGGTAAGCCAGACCCGAGAGCCGGGGCTCGCGCATTATATAAATTACAAGACCAGATGGAGGCAATAGTATAATGGTTGCACCTACAGAATTTGACACCAGAACCACCACCATACAAAGGCCGGCGCCTTTTATTGAGGCAGCGGGCACGGCGTTTACAAAACGATTAACACCATTACTTGATCCAGCTAGAGCAACAAAAATAGATCCACTATATCAAGCCCCTGCAGCACAAAACGTTTTAGCACAACAAGGTTTACAAAGAGCGGCTACAGCAGCTGGTTTGGGTGACGTAACTTTTGGTGGGCCGGGTGGCACAATTAGTGCAGTTCAACCTGGCACGGGTGTTGCTGCTTTTGAACCTTTCTTAGCTGAGTCACAAAGACTAGCGGGTGTTGATCCTGCTACTGGACAAGTCACAACTGCAGGCATGGAAGCAGCACTTCAACCATTTATGTCACCGTTTCAACAACAAGTAATAGATGCAACTACAGCTGCATTTGAAAACAGAAGAGCACAGGAAAGATTAAACATAGCCGACCAAGCTGTTGCATCAGGAGCATTTGGTGGTGCACGTCAAGGTGTGCAAGAGGGTGTATTTGATGCACAAACAAATCTTGGTATAGCTGAACTGCAAGCTAATTTACTAGCACAAAACTTTGCGCAAGCACAAGCAGGCAGACAAGCAGCGATGGCCAACCAACAAGGATTGATGTCAGTCGTGCCAGCTGCACAACAAACTGTGGCAGCTAATTTAGCGCAAACAGGTGCGGGACAACAAGCACTACAACAAGCAATCATTGATCAGAACATGGCAAAAGCTCGTGAAAAAGCGTTTGAAGAACAACAAAGACTTGGTTTCTTTGGTCAACAGTTTGCACCATTTACAGGCGGCTTTGGTGCTGCATCACAATTTACAACTAATACTGCTCCACCACCTAGCACACTCAACACTATTCTCGGTGTTGGTGGTATGGCCGCTGGATTACTTGGTGGTATAGGAAGCATAGTAGGACAAGGATAATGAGTAAGACGTTAAGAAGACCAATGTTTAAGATGGGTGGCAACACTGATAGTGGTATTGTGTCTGGGTTTGAAAGAGAAAAGTTTAATGAAGGCACTAAGTCACCAGAAGAACAATTAGCCGATCTAGCGGCTAGTGTAAGACAAGGCACTGCTGATGCATTTGCCACGGCTCCTTCTTATATGAGTCCTGGTTTTGGTCTGTCAGAATTTTTAGCTCTTACTAAATTAGGAGCAAACATTGCATCTGCACCTAATAGAGGTGGTGGAATAAAAGGTTTTGCTGCATCCACGGGTCCAGCCTTTGGGCAATTTGCAGAAGACTTAGATGCAATAAACAGATCAAAGATGCAACAAAGAGCTGCATTTGATGCGGCGGCAAGAGAAGCAAAGCTTAAAGCAGAAGGCACCGCGGCTTCTTTGACTGGCGAGGGCATTGTTGAACAGATGAGACAAGCTGGAGAAATAGCAGCCATACAAGAAGAAGGTGAACAACAAAGACAAACAAACGCAGAAAAGATGATTGAGATAGACAAAGCGTTTGCTAAACTTGAAGAGATAGAGGGTTTGTATTTTGACAATGCCGCAGAAATACAAAACTTAGACCCGACCGCAACTGATTTTGAAGAACAATTAAGAAAATTAAAAATTAGAGAAGAGTCATTAACAATGCAATTATTCTTTGTATTAGATCAACAAATGCCTGCTGATGCAGAGCTGGGTGATCTTACTGTTGCAGGTATACTTGAACAAGCTAAAACACAAGCACTTAGCCAATTAGACTTAATAGAGGCACCATCACCTGGTGATGAAAAATATGCAGAGTACGGACAAAAATACAAAGAAATATCTGAAAGACTAATACAAGAAGCTAGAGACTTGTTAACACCTAAGACAGGGTTTGAAACACCCGTACCTCAATTTGCAGAAGGTGGACGTGTTGAAGCTCAACAAGGTCAATTTATGGCACCAACACAACAAGGACAATCACCACGTGGTACAAATATATTATCTTTTGAGGAGCTCAGAGCACGATTGCCACAAGAGGTTTCTGATGAAGTTGTAAGACTGTTAGCTACAAGCGAAGCAGCTTTACTAGAATTTGCACAAATACAAACACAAGAAGATATCGCAAGGTTCAACAAGAACTACAGCGCAGATTTACAGTTACCATCACAAACACAGGTAGTCTAACGTGAGCAACGGTATACTAGATCTACTAGCTGACAGTGCTGTAGGACTTGTTAGTGGTCAACGTCGTTTAGAAAATTTTGAACAAAGAATAAATCCTGAAACACTAGAAGATTTGTTAGGTTATAAACAAGCAATGTTGAATGAAATGGCGCCTGCTTATAAAGAAAAAATAATGGAGAAACAAGGTGTCACAAATGAGATGGATTTAAATATAGAGTCTTCATACGACAAATACATACAAGGTTACAAAGCGGCACAAAATGCAGCTCTTGCAGACTCTATGGCGGGAGGTTTAGGGACAACAGCTATTGGTAGTTTTTTTGCACCCTTTATAGAAACCGGAACCATAGCTCAAACTTTAATTCCAGGAGGAGTAAAACCTTTATCGGAAGAAGGAGAAGAACTCTTTCAAAGTAGAAGAATAAAAAGTCCGGTTGATGTTGAGGCTATGGAGGAAATTAGAAGAGAGTACAAAGAATCAGAAGGCGTAGATTTGGGCCCAGTCACTGACGCAGATATAAAAGCAGCAGAAGAGTTTATATATCAAAACAGCCCCACTTCTAATATCGCATACGCTTTGGGACTTCTTACAGAAATGAAATATCCAACTTTATTTGTATATAAGTATGGTCCAAAAGTCGCTAAAGCCATGTACAATTTTATTAAAGCAAAACCTAAAACAACTGCCGCTGGTGCAGCTGCTGCAACCACAGTCACATCTAGTGATGCTGAAGCCTTGCCAATAAAAAAAATAAAACCAAAATCAATAAAACCAAAAAGTGCAGAGGCAAAAGAATTAGAAGAGATTGCTTCTAAATTTAGAGTTGATAAATCTGGTGCCGAAGCGGGCACGGGACAGAGAACAGAAGTTGGAAAATATCCTAACATTTTTGACAATTTAGGTTTAGATATGGCTTATGATAGGACAGGAAGTTATAAACCAAAAACAGTAGAGCAAGCAAACAAAATACTGTCCGAAATAGACTCACCATATGAAAGCGTCAAACTTTTAAAAGATGATATTTTACAACCAACTTTTGATAAACAAGTTAATAAAACTTTAAAAAAATTAAAATTAAATAAAGACAGTTATCTAACAGCAAAAGAAATTGGTTTAGTTTTTGGTCTTCAAAACGTAGAAGCATGGCCAAAAACCATGAGAACTTTAACTACAGCCTCCACAAAAGCAGAAGAGCCTGCAGCAAAGGCTATGTCAGCTATTAAAAAAATAGATGAACGAGGAGTTGGTTTTGGTCCAGGAGTTAAATATCATTTAGGAGACACGATAGATGCTTTAAAAACTTTAAATCAAAATAGAATTACCAGACAAGCCACTCAAGCCACAAACAATGAGTTAACTAGAACTCAAGGGTCATGGACGAGAGCTCTTATAAATTCAAGATTTAATAAAATTGCTACAGAAGACGAAATAAAGGCAATAAAAAAATTAACAGAAGATGTAAAAAAATCAAATAAAGGTAAAAAGAAAACTGATAACGATTATGTAGAACTCGATCACATAGAGGGCGTTCAAGTTTCTTTAATGAAAAACAATATGGGCAGAGAGGCTTTTTCAAAATTTTTGCAAACTAAAAATATCGATATATTAGATGTGGTTGACCGATCTGAATGGACTAAACTTTACAACGAATTTTTAGATGGATTAGATGAAACAAAAGTTTTTAATACAATATATAATATTGGAAAACCTGGTAACCGATCTCCTATACCCAGAGTAGAACAAATAATGGATGCTCCTTTTCTTACAAAAACAAAAGTTTTTGATTCAACAAAAGGAGGTTTGTACGCTAAACAAGAATCATTAATAAGGGTTTCAAACGAATTAGCTGATTTACAGTTTTTAAAAAATAATGCAAATAGTATATCTAAAAGAGATTTAAATTATTTTATAGATACGTATGGTGACACAAAAAAAAGAAAATTTGCTCAAAGTAAAGATACTTTTTTAAGTGGAGTTACAAAAAGAATAAATGATCTTAAAGCTATAATTAAAGGCAAACAAAAAGACATAGATGATTATTTTAAAAAAACTCAAGAATTAGAAGCAAAAGAAATAAAAATACCTAAACTGCCAGAAAGAGAAAAGTTTGTAGTTCCAGGATCTACAAACGACAGCGAAGAAGAAAGAATGCGAAAACTATTGGAGGCAGATGCAATACCAGGCACGATAGCAAACTCAGTCAAAAGATCGTTAGAACCAGTGCAAAATCAAATAAGAGGCATATACGAAGATAGATTACAACCATACTTTGACCCACCTCTAAACTATGCAACTCTTAAAAAAGAAGAGTTAGAAAAAGAATTGTCAGATAGACTCAATCCACCTAGACCAGTCAAGTTTAAATTTAGTGAGTTACCTAGACTAGTAACACAAAGCACTCTTGCACAAGCTCTTACAACAGATCCTCGTGTGGCTGGATTAGAAACTATAGAATTTATTTACAACAGTTTACGTAAAGGTGTGGCAAACGACATTGAAATGGAAGAAAAGTTTCCAAAAATCTATGCCATGAATGAAATATCAAAAGTAAAAGGACCTGGTGCTACACCAAAAGAAGCCGATTACCTATCTGCGATAGACGAGATCAACAGAGCCGTGGACACTGGAGTAACTAATTTTGCATACAACGTAGGTGATTTGTTATTTTCTCTACCTGATGCATTATTACCCACAGAGTTTACAGATGAACTAAAAAGACGATATGAAAAATCAGATCTAGCAAGACCTGAAACATTTGTTGGTCAAATAAGTGCCGTTGCTCTTGAGTTTGGTATACCTGGTGGCATAGCATTTAAATTAATTAATAGATTTAGAAAGTTTACTGCGGCGAGAACCGGGGGTAAAGTGAACTTGTTTGCACAAAAAACGTATGAGCTAGAGGGTTTACCTAAGCTTGGCGTGCAGATATCAAACGTGGCAAAAAGAGTGGGCACTGGTGCGGTTAGTTTTGGAGCTGGTGATTTTGTTGCGGGAGGACCATATAACACAATATCAGAAATGTTTGATGACCCATTGCTTTCATCAAAACTAGTTGGTGAGTACGAAGACACCAGCGAGTTAAGTGGTGATGAAAGAGTTCTTGCTAACTTTAAAAACAGATTACGTTTTGCTGCTGAGGGTGCAATGATTGGTGGTTTGTTCCCACTGGTTGGCCCGGCTTTGGGTGCTATAGGTAAACAGACATTATTAAAACCAGCGTTGTTTTTAGGAGGGGGTCTTTTAAAAGGTGCAAACGTTCTTGCAATCAAACCTGCAACATATCTAGCATCACTAGATCCAGTGATTTTACCAGGCATAGCAAGAGGCGCTGGCGCTTTCACAAGATTTTTAGGACAAGACGTATTGGCAAGATTGGCTGCCACAGCTGCAACAGGTGGCAGAGCCTTTGTGCCATCACTTAAAGGTAACTTTGGACAACTTCCAGAGTTTAGTAAATGGAGAATGTTTGATGTAACTTCTGACGATCCTCTAGAAAGAGGACTCAAAAAAGTTGACAATTTTCTCAAATGGTTCCGGGATAGCGGCAATCAAGCACTATATGGATTTAATTTAAGTGGTGGCGCAGAAAGATTTATCAAGGCAAAGTCAAGAGAAATAGAAAAGTATTTAGATTCGATAGAAAAAAAAGCGTATGACTTAGCAAATGGTTTTTTGGGTAGATACAACAAAGGATTTACGTCACCTGCTGGTGAGAGTCAGATGTTGGAACAAGTGTTCGAATATTTACGTGGTAATTTAAAACTATCAAAAATAGAACCAGAGCTACAAGAAATGTCAAAAGTTTTAAAAGATGAGTTTAATGCATTGAAGCAAGCGTATTTTAAAGAATTACCAGAGGGTAGCGGACTTAAAGCTGCATTAGAAAGCAACCTAGATAAATACATGCGCATGTCTTTTGCAACTTTTACAAACCCTAATTTTAAACCTGGTGCAAGAGTTGTAGAACAAGCAACAGATTTTATGGTGGATGTAATAATGAGAAATGAAGACTTTTTAGAAGCAGCTGTTAGGGGTGTAGGGGCGACAGGTCAAACCGCGGCCATCAGAGAGTTTGCAAGAAAGAACGTGGAAAACATAATAAATATAGGTAAACGAGAAGGTGTTGACCCAATAAATGCTTTAAATAAAATTAACAGAGAGATACTTAGAGGTGATGATGTATTTTTACAAACAGGTGAAGAACTACCACAGGTTATTAGAAATTTATTAGGACAAGAAAAAAGTTTAAGAAACTCTGTAATGATGACAACCGGTGCTTTGGTCAGTCAAACAGCAAATATAAGATCGTTTAAAGAGTTTGCTCGTCATGGATTAGAGAACGGATATTTATTTAGATCAAGAGCAGAGGCTCTTGCAGCTGGTGTATCTGATCCAAGGCCAATCGGAAAATTACCTGGACTTGGTCCAATGCAAGATCTTGTCACTGTTGACAAAGATGGTCCTATTGGTTTGTTTGCATCTAACGAACTAAAGCAAACCATAGAGGGCACAGGTGGTATGCTTGATAATTTATTACAAAATAGTTTCTATCAATCTTTAATCGCATATAAAGCAGCTGTGCAAACTGGTAAAACAGTTTTCTCTCCTGCCACACAGACACGTAACTTTGGTAGTGCTGGGTTCTTTCCAATGCATGTTGGTCACATCGGTGGCAGTGCATCAGTAACAGACTCTTTTAAAATAGTTATGGATGACATATTTGGTGCAGGTAGAACTGTGAATGAGGCAGATCTTATAAAAAGAATATCTAGAAAAATAGAACTTGGAGTGCTTGACGAAAACATCGTAGCGTCAGAATTAGGAGCCATATTAAAAGATATTAAGGCTGGTAAACTACAATCACTTGGTAAGCTAGCAGAGCGAGTAGAGAATACTAAGTTTTATAAACAAGCAACTAGAGTATATGCAGGGGGTGATAATGTGTGGAAATGGTATGGTCATGAATACTACATGTCACAACTTAAAGGTGCATTTAGAAATATAGATGACATAAAAAGATTTTTTGAAGACATACACGGCATCGAGTTTAACACAAAAAATATCATGACAGGTGCGACCAAAACCTTGGACGAGGGCATAGAAGAGGCTGCAGCATTCTTACTTAGAGAAACTTACCCGACATACAGTAAGGTGCCTGAGTTTATTAAAGCTATTAGAAAGCTACCTATCGGTAACTTCGTATCGTTCACATCAGAGATACTTAGAACAGGTTTTTCTACGTCTGCCATAGCCATGAAACACATAGCATCAGACAATCAAGCGTTAAGAGAGATGGGATACAGAATGTTAAGTGGGCAAGCGATCACACTTGGTGGTATGACTGCTGGAACTGTCGCACTTGGTCACGCGCTTACAAACGTAACACCCACACACATGGAGGTGTACAAACAATACTTTGCACCTGAATATATGAAATACAGCACACTGATACCAGTGACTAATCACAAGGACGGAACATTTAAAGTGTTTGATTTATCAAGATACAACCCATACGATATCATAGTTTCCAGTTCCAAAGAGCTCATGAGGTTTGCTGAAAAACAAAACTATTCAAGAGAGCTATCTCAATTAAAAGAACAACTACAAAACCTAGATCCTGACAGCGCTGAGGCAAAAGCTTTAAGACAACAAATAAAAGAAATGAATATTAAAGTTAGAATGAGTAGAAAATTAGATCCTAAAAAGATACAAACTAATACTCTCAGACAGTATTTAAATGCTGTTGGCCCTCTGTATGATTCAGTCACAGGAACTTTCTTTGGTATACCGATTGGTGCAGAGGCATTTATAGAGGCGTACACAGGAAGAACAAGACAAGGATCTCCTATCTGGAGTGAAGGAATGACAGACACAGAGATATTTGACAGAGCCATGGGACACTTCTTCAAGACTATTGAACCGGGGATTATAAGTTCAGGTAGAAAATTGTTTTATGCAGCGCGAGGTGATGTGTCTGGTGTTGGTCAACCACTGGAGGTGGACACTGAATTATTTAAACTAGCAGGTGGGTCAAACGTAACCGTGGATATTCTTGGTAGTTTGGACTTTAAAATTTCAGATTTTCAAAAAAGTTTTAGAGAGGCTAGAGTTGCAAAAGATTTCTTCAGCACAGAAAACTTTAAATCACGTGGTCCTGAACAATTAGTTAGAGAATACAGAGAACAAAATGAACAAGCATTCAGAGCTCAGTACGAATTTTACAAGGCAGCCATGGCTGCCATTGATAGTGGTTTGTTAACTAGAACTCAAGTTATCAAAGCTTTGACTAACAGAGTATCTCCTGGATCTGACACAGTTCCTCAAAAAGTTTTAGCTCTCATGGATGGTAGATATACAGCTCTTTCTTATGGACCAGAAGGACTGAAATCTAGAAGAGAAAAAATAATTAGAAACAACGCTGACTTAGATAGAGGTAGATACAGCCTACAATATTTCTTACCATTTGGTGCTCTTGAAAATGAAAAAACTTTTTGGAATTTTAAAAAGTTTAGTGACTTTGAAGAAAGACCACGACCAGAAAGACAGAGAGAGGCTAAATCTATAATACCACCAAAAGCACCGAGAGTTGAAACAGAACCTAAAGTGCCAGAAATAGCTGAAACAGGAGAACCACAAGTGCAGGCTGCCGCACCAACAGTTAGTCCTGTTACCGGATTGACAACTACAGAAACTGCTTTATTATCACCGGGCGAACAAGCCATTAGATTACGACAAAGACAAACGGGGATAGCGTAATGAACGATACGGTCAAAGGCATAACACCAGAAGGCGACAGAGAACATATTATATCTTTGTATGGACATGTGAAAGGTGTAGAACGTGAAATAGAAATAATTAAAACAAATCATCTAAGACATTTGGATGAAAAAATTTCACACGTGCATCAAGATGTAGAAGCTTTGGGGGGCAAGATAGACAAAATCTATTGGGTAGTTCTAACTACGGTGGGTGCCGTTGGTTTAATTGTAATAGAAACTTTATTGGGGATGATATAATGAATTGTAAAAACTGTGAACATCACTGTCATTGTGGAAACAACGGCGAGTGTCCTATTGAAGATTGTAACTGTAAAAATTGTGAGCACCATGAAACTATCAAATAATTTTTCACTAGCAGAGATGACTAAATCTCAAACTGCAACGCGCAAAGGTATCAAGAACGAGCCGTCAACTGCGCACATAGAAAACCTTATTCACCTAGCGGAGACTGTCCTGCAACCAGTCAGAGAACACTTTGACAAAGCGGTCGTTATATCTTCAGGCTATCGTAGCCCAGAGCTGTGCGAAGCTATCGGGTCTTCGTCTAAGTCACAGCATGCCAGGGGTGAGGCAGCAGACTTCGAGATACCTGGAGTTGACAACAAAGAACTTGCAACTTGGATTAGTAAAAATACGGAATTTGACCAACTAATTCTGGAGTTTTATGATGAGGGAGATCCCAACTCTGGATGGGTGCACTGTTCAGCGGTGACGGAAGGGCCAAGAAAACAAGTGTTAAGAGCGAGCAAAGTAGAAGGCAGGACCAAATACGAAAATATAATTCTCTAGATCCAATCTTTGATATCTTCACCCATAATTTCATTAGCTATATTTATTTTACTCCTTAGTGCTTTGACTATGCGCTCATCTATAGTCTTTTCTGCAATCAGGTCAACATAAGTAACACTGCCAGTCTGGCCGATACGATGCGCTCTGTCTTCTGACTGTAGTCTTTTTTCAAGATCATAGTTGTTAGAATAGTAAACCACTGTGTTAGCAGCCGTGAGTGTAATTCCATAGCCCCCAGTTTGAGGGTTTCCTACGAAATAGCGTGTAGGGCCGTTTTTTTGCTGAAATAGAGCAATTTGCTCCTGGCGGACCCCAGCATCCACTGCACCGTGATATTCGACTGTAGACGCATCTCCGTAAGCTTTTTTCAGAGCAGCGACTATATTTTTTATGTCCTCTACGTAGTTTGCCCATATTATGACCTTGCCCTCTGTTTCTTCCAACAGCTCCATCAAAGAGTCGATACGATTATTTTTGAGGTGACTAATCGTGCCATCGTCTGCCTTAAAATGACCACAAGTCACTTGATGCAATCTCATGAGCTGTGTCATGACGTTCATAGTTGACATCATCTTACCATCATCAAGCACAGCCAGTGCCATCTCTTTCATTTGTCTGTAAACTTTTTTCTGTTCGTCGGTTAACTCAACAAGTCTTCTAGTGAATACTTTTTCTGGTAGATCAAGACAATCTTCTTTCAACACACGGTAAGAAAACTTTTCTAATTTATCTGCCAGTTCTCCCAGTCTACGATAGCTGCCAACAATCTGCACACGACGTCCACCGAAATTTCTTTCTAACATGTGAGCGTAGCGAGATCTGTAGGCATAGTAAGAGTCATAACCAAGATGGAAAGGATCGAGAAACTTGCATTGACTGAATAAGTCAAGCGGTGACTTTGTTACTGGAGAGCCTGTTAAGATTCTACGATACTTC